AAGAGGTTCTATGAGTGGCTCACAATCAAGAGGTTCTATGAGTGGCCCACAATCAAGAGGTTCTATGAGTGGTTCAAGTGCAGGATCAAAAGGATTTATGAGCGGTTCAAGTGCAGGATCAAAAGGATTTATGAGCGGTTCAAGTGCGATGAGTGGTTCAGCAAAAGCGGCGATGAGTGGTTCAAGTGCGATGAGCGGTTCAGCAAAAGCGGCTATGAGCGGTTCAAGTGCGATGAGTGGTTCAAGTGCGATGAGTGGTTCAACAAAAGCAGCGATGAGCGGTTCAAGTGCAGTTACAACTGGACAATCAACATCGGCATCCGCAGGTCAATCAACATCCGCAGGTCAATCAACATCGGCCGGTCAATCAACATCCGCAGGTCAATCAACATCGGCCGGTCAATCAACATCAGCATCGACCGGACCATTAACAACAGCATCGACCGGACCAACAGGATTATCGGGAACAGGATTATCAGGAACAGGAACATTAATGAAGGGTGGAAGAAGAAATAGACAACGTGGTGGTGAACCAGCTCCTTACTCTGATGCTGCTTCATATGTTTTATCACAATACGGAACTGGTCCTCAACAATACGATAATGTATTTGCCGGACCACCAAACCCTTATGGTAATCATATTATAAACTTGAATCATCCAAACTTATCACCTGCATTAATTCCTGCACCTAATCAAGCCGGTGGTAGAAAAAGAAAGGGTAAAACTGCTTCAAGAAAAAGAAAGGGTGGATTTATTGGTAGTGTCATTGAAAAAGCAATTGTCCCTTTTGGATTATTAGCATTACAACAACGTTATTCAAGACGTAATAGAAAAAGTTCAGGTAAAACTCGTAAAGGCGGACGCAAATAAAGATATTTAGCTATATTTGGGTATAATATTTGAAATAATAATAATATTTGAAATAAAATAGAAATTTGTTTTATTTTATTTCAAATTTGGGAATTTGATGTAATCTATTGTTTTCGTATATAAAAAATTATTCAACTGTAACTACTTTTGCCAAATTTTTTGGAAAATCGGGATTATAACCTTTTTCAATTGATAAATAATAACTTAACAATTGTACATAAATATTTGCACAAACTCCTCCAAAAGTTTTGTTTTTATCTATTTTAAGGTCACCATATACTGTATCTGTTATTCTTATAATAAAGGCGTCGCGTGACGCACATTCATTATATATATTATTCATTTTACTACGAACATCATCATCCACATCTATAATAATAATTGGAAATTTATCATCTATTAAAGCAAACGGGCCATGTTTTAATGAACTTGAATTAAATCCTTCGGCGTGTATGTATGAAATTTCTTTTATTTTTAACGCACATTCTTTTGCGATTGCTTCGTTTCTACCTTTTCCTAATATAAAACATGAATTTTTATTTATAAATACAGAAGTATATTTTTTTAATTCTTCTATATTATTTATAATATTTTTTATGTTAAATGGTAATATTTGTAAATCATTGATTATTTCTTTTCTTTGTTCAATGCAGGTATTTCTATTTTGTGAAAACCAAACCGAAATTAACGCCAAAATAACACATTGATTTGTGAATGATTTCGTTGATGCAACACCAACTTCTCTTCCTGCATTTAAGTATACTCCACAATCAGTTTCTCTTGCTATCATAGAATCAACTACATTGACAACTCCTATACTAATCAAGTGATTATCTCTTACAATTTTTATACAACGATGCAAATCTTTTGTTTCACCTGATTGAGATAAAAAAATAACGCATGATTTTCCTTTTTTTGGAATATCTTTTATTTGAAAATCCGCTCCATCGTATACACTAACAGTATCAAAAATATCAAGGGTTTTAAATAAATCAACCGACCAATATGCGGCGTTTAATGATGTACCGCAACCGAGAATAATAATATTAGTTGTATCCAATAATTTATACTTATTGGAGTCTAATCCACCAAGTTTTACATTCGTATCATTCTCTATTCTACCGTAATTATTTAATGCTCTAATTATACATTCAGGTTGTTCCATGATTTCCTTTAACATCCAATGTTTATATATTTTGGGTGTTAATTCCAGCTCATTTGTTTCTTTATTTTTTATGATATATTTTTGTATATTATTACTATATTTAATAGTATTGACTTCTTTTGTAATTTCTATTAAATCATTATTGTCAATTACAATATACTTTTTAATATAATTTCCAAATGCAATTTGTTCAGATACTACCATTATAAAATCTTCTTCCATTCCTAATAATAACGGTGATCCGTTTCGAGATAACCAAATTTTATTAGGATAATCTGCATGTATAATCGCTAATGCCCATGTTCCAGATAATTCCTCAATTGTTTTTTTAATGGCAGATTCAACTGATTCGCCAATATCTATGTAATAACCGATATTGACTGCAATTATTTCTGTATCTGTTTGTGATTTAAATTTATAATTTTTATCCAATAGTTTTTGTTTTAATTCATTATAATTTTCAATAATACCGTTATGAACTAATGCGATTTTATTTGAATTATCGTGATGAGGATGTGCATTTATATCTGTTTTACTTCCATGTGTAGCCCATCGAGTATGACCTATCGCACAATTCGAATATATATTATTATCATTTGAAACTTTTTTTTCTAAAAGATCTAATGAATCACATGTTGTTTTTGAAGCAAATTTAGTAGTATTCAGTTTATCATTAAATATACAAGATATTCCTACAGAATCATATCCGCGATTTTGTAATAATTTTAAACCTGTTAAAATATATTCTTTATAATCATAATTTCCAATATATCCAACTATTCCACACATTTATTATTTAAAATATAATAAATATTTATTTTTTTTGTATTTAACTTAATGATTGCGTAAAATATTTTGTTGTCGATTATTCAAAAATTCCAGTAATTTTTTAATAGCGTCAACATATTTATTTTTAACTGAATGATTATCTACATTATTATATCTGGTATGTATTTGGTTGTCAATTACTCTATGACTTGTAGAATCATCCCGCGGTATTTTGATTTTTCGATTAATATATGTTTCTTGTGATTGATAGATGTGATGAGCAATATAAGCAGGTATTTTATGATATTCAACGCGACATTTATTAAAGGGAGAATTGTTTGGCAAACGTTTCATATTCGCAGAAAAAATCCGGTTTGCAAAGGCTACCTGATAGCAATGCGGATTTGTCACATTTACAACGTATTCAGGTCTAACAAATGTTTTGACATGTTCATCTACGTATAATTCCGATTTTGTATAATTTTCCAAAACAAGACCGGCAGGTTCCTTGCGGTGATAGTTTGTCCCAAACATTAACCAATTCACCCCTATTGCATGTGCAAAATTATGTCTGTATAAAAACTGTTTTACATTCGAACAGTTATTCAGTACTAAATATTCATCTGCGTCTAAATATAACATCCAATCCATCCCCATTTTTGTTGCAATAGAAACTGCACGTTTCATTAGTAACATTTTTACTGGGTTCGCCCATTCACCTCTTTCAATAATAACGCGTTTACTAAAATTCTTGAATTCATTTTTTAAAGGTACGATTGATTTGTGGTCAAATATGTAAATAAGATCAAAATTTAATAGTAAATGATGCGCAACCCATTCCTTCATATTTTTTTCATCTCTCACATTTGTAAAAAGCATCACCCGGTTTGAATAATTTATTTTATTAATGGCAATTTTGTTATTCGGGTTCATACCGCGTTTAGATAGTATCATAATATATAACATATATTATATAATATGAATCGTGAACTAATTTGGGGGGGTAAAACAATAAAAAAACAAAAAAGTAAACCAAAACTCATTTTAGATGAAGACGATAAAAGCTGTCAAGACTCACAAGTCAAAGAAATAAGTAACGCATACGACCCCGAAAATATAGAAGAGTATATTTCTTTAAATATTGAAGAAGGAGAATTATTATATCATTTTTTAGACGCTTCTTCAAATGAAGTGAATTATTTAGAAAACGTAAATTATATTAAAGAAGAAATTAATTTTCTAAATAGTTTTTCGCATTTTTCAGAAACGATTAACGATGCTTATATTGGAAAAAGAGCCTATAATTCCATCACGTTGGACTTGATTGCACTCTATTTAAAAGGACAAAAAATTTTATATGTCGAATCGAAAACGTATTGTGAACAGTGTCTTTATTATATAATGTTGCCAACAATATTTATTTCATCAGCGTGTACTGTTTTGAGCATCAGTTTAGACGCATACATGTTTGGTCCGTTAATTGTTGCATCTTTAACAGCATTCAATTCATTTATGCTTGCATTAATTACATATTTGAAATTAGACGCTAAAGCAGGCGCACATAAAACATCCGCTTATCAGTTTGATAAATTAGAAAGTACTTGTGAATTTTTATCGGGAAAGGTATTATTAATGAGAGACGATAAAATATTGGAAGAGGTGATTGACTTTGTGGATTCAGTGGAGAAAAAGGTGGAAGAAATCAAGGACACTAACCAGTTTATAATTCCTGAAATAATTCGGTGTAGATATTCCAATATTTATATGCATAATGTATTTGCGATTGTAAAGAAATTTAGGACAAAATTTTTATTGGATAAGAATCGATTGTATTTAATTTACCAAGAAATAAATAGACAAAAACCGATGGTTAAGAAGGAATTAATTCAAGAAAAAAACAGAATACTTGGAAATTTAATAAAATTTAGAAATATTGCCTTAGAAATAAATGAAAATGTTTATGGTGAAATAGAACATTACAATAAATCGAGAGAAAAATTTCAAAAAACGTGGTGCATGTGGTTAAAGACATAATAAAATTTTTATATGTATTTATATTATAAATCATATAAAAATGAGTTTTGAGCAAAATATACAAAAATGGGTTTTAATTGATAATAAAATTAAAATTTTAAATGATAATCTGAATCAGTTGAGAGAAGAGAGAAGTGAATTATCCAGGACCTTGTGTAATTATGCGGAAATGAATAATTTACAAAATGCAAATATTCAAATTAGTGATGGTAAACTCAAATTTGTGACCACAAAAGTATCAAATCCGTTGAGTTTTAAATATGTTGAAAAATCATTAAGCGATGTTATTAAAAACGGAGAACAAGTTAAGAAAATAGTGGATTATTTAAAACAAAATAGAGAGACAAAGGTGGTTCAAGAGTTGAAACGTTTTACAAACACCAACTCTTGAATTTCGATTCCTGGTTATAATAATAAATAAGATAAAGTATAAAGAAAATTATATGTATAATATGTATGACGACACAAAACGATCTATTACCAAATGAATTTATTGTAAATGAAAACAATCATAATTACGGATTGAATATTGGCTCGGTTTTAAGTAAATTTCAAAATTACGGAGGAGGAGGCACCAAGTCATCAATGATGCAAGAAGAAGATAAACTGAAAGATTTAACTATTCCAACCAGTTTACATTATGTTCAAAAAGATAGAAAAAATGAAAAGATAAATGAATTCGACAACAATGAAATCATCAATGACTCTTTGTACGAAGAATTATTGAAATTATTGGAACAAAAGGTAAAAACTAAAAACAAATCGAGGAAAAATCGCAAAACTCCGAATCAAAAAGAGAACCCTAACCCATCCCCAAAAGAAAAATCAAAAAAAACAAATACAAAGAAAAAACGCGAGGATTAATCGGTTGTTTCATAATACCCTCGTGCATATTCATAGCTTTCAATTAAACCTTCATCTTTTAATCTATGTAAAATCGATAAATAGGTGCGATTATGTAGTTTAGCGATTTGACGTATTGTTAATTCTTTGATTTCATATTCATTGTGTAGACTGTTGATTTCCCGCATACCCCATTTTTTAAAATTTCTTGTTATATTGATCGGCTCTCTTAATATTTGTGTTTGTCTTTCCGTTAGCATTTGAATTAAGTAACTGTTATTTCTTTAAATAATATTTTACAAAAACGATTATTATCGAATAAAACGATTATTATGTAATATTTAATAATTGACTGGAAAACCATACTCCTAAATAATTCCACATATTATCGATTACGTTACCTCCTGTATAGAAGGCCCATCGTAATGCTTTACAATGTGGCGAAGACACCAGGAACGGCGAAATCATATAACCCATGATTCCGGTTGGGACACAATATTGAATATATAATTGACATGATAAATAATGTAATGTAATCCATAGAATATAGATTTTTGAAATAAAATACACCCATTTTAATATTGGAATAGTTGTATTTATAATATTTTTAAAATATTCGTATAAAGAATTGACTGATTCTTTGATAGGCTCTTCTTCTTTTTCAACCACATTGATTTCTTCGGCTTGTTTTGTTTCTTGAGTGTTGGACATTTTCTCTTCTTTTTCTTCTTGTTTTTCTAAAACTTTTTTTCTTGGCATAAATCATTACCTTTTATAATTCAAGATAAATAAAAATCAATTTTTATTCTTCCATATGAAAAATTATACCTTGTTCCAGTTTTTATAATTAAATGGTGAAACTAATATTTCATCTAATTTTGTTTTCCAAAAATTCACACGACGTTCCATCTCTAAATCCTTTTCGGTCTTTGGATAAGGTGTAGTCGTTTGCATTAATTCCTCCTCTTCTTTCGTCATTTTGGGCTTGATTCCATAACAATTAACACCATATTGAATTTTTGGATTTGCCATGTATCCACCATTTATACCTGGACGTCCACAATCGTTTTCATGTCCTTTAATCTTTTGTAATCCATCATAAGTGCTTTTTTGAGTAGGGAATAACGCCATTTGACCTTCCGACCAACCGTAATTACACCACTCTGCTCCACTATTATACGCACTTTCAACTTCTTCGTATTTCGCTAAACGTGTTCCATATGCTTGACATAATGTTCGTGCATCATCATAATTATAATAATTTCCAGGAATATTAAAAACTTCTTCACGACTTATTGGAGTCGATACAGTTTGCGGCGTGTCAGAAGATTCGGTCGGTGTTTGAACCAGCTTAATATCTACCTTTGCTTCTGAATCTGATTTAAATAAATTTTGAATAGTGGTAACAATATCTATTCCCAGATAATATTGAACGCCATTAATTACCAGTAAAACAATAAACAAAAATATAACAATAAACATCATTGTATTCGATCCGCGCATCACTGCATTAGAAGCTGAACCAGAATCAGATCCGCTGTCCGCTTTCATTGATCCAGAGATTAAATCTTCTAAACCACTGGAACCTGTCGATTCTTTACTTACCGAATTTCCTAAATTTGAAAAAAATATGAAATACAAAATGAAAATGACTATAAATATCACAAAAATAACCGGATTCATGAAAATAGAATTTATATAATCATACATGTTTTGTGGTTGAACTGTTGAACTTGTGGTTGCCTCCATATTATTAATGAATAGTTTTTTTTCTATAGAAAAAACAATAAGCCTTTGGTGTAATTAAATGATCCAAATTAGTTACTTCAACCACATTCGTATCATCAAAATGATACCATTTACCATTTGCATTTTTTATAAAAGCCGTATAATGTCCACCCTGAACACCCCCACTATGATTGCAAATACCATATAAATCATAAATATATGTTTCTTTTTTGTATCCAATCACGTACTTTCTTAAATCTAAATCTTGCAAAGGAAACGTCAGTAAAATCTGATTTTTGCGAGTATTATTATTGAAACGTTTCAAATCAATCACCAATATATTTGGAAGACTCCAATATATAATTTGTTTTTGAACATTTTGCTTAATCCCTGTTTTTTCATTATACCACGCATTTTCGTCTTCCAATAATTCACCCGAAACATAGTGCTCAAAACAATCATTCAACGTCGGCGATTTCATTTCAGGCGGTATTGATAAATCAATCATAAAAAAAGGTTCGGGTGTAGATGCTAATATATCTTGAGTATTCAAATCCTTGATTTGCGATATATGTATTCCATAAAACATGTTCCATATTTCTGAATATTCTTTGGTATACATTTTTTTTATCATATCAAAGCATTCAACCGCCATTTTATCTGTTTTATTGACAACTTCACCGTTTATTGTCATATTGACTTCTCTTGCTAAACTGGTGTGAAAACAATCAATCACGAAAAGTAAAAACTCTGGTAAATCGTTTTGAGCATAACCCGTGAATATATCCATCTTTTTTATCTGAGCTAATTTTTGGATCGTTTTAATAAATTTACCAGGACTCACGATACAATTACTTTCCCACATTAACGATCGTAAATTATCCCATTCAATTATCAACGCAGAATCATACTTGTTTTTTAATTTTTTCTTGTATTCTCCGTTGTTTTTATTCAAAAAATCATTTAATTCATAAGTGTGGGATAATATTTGCATGCAAGTATTAATAAAACAAGTGTTTCCAAGATTTGACAACCCAGACAAACCTTTGTTGCAATATTTATCAAAATTCATAATAGTATAATTATATAAATAATAATAAAATACATTTAAATATATTTTTTAAATATTTATAAATATATTATGTCTACGAATGATTATAATAGAAGAAGTAGATTAAATTATATAACCGATAATGACCGTATTATTTTAAATATATATTTAAACATGTATAATCAAACCATAAGAGATATACAAATGTTATACAGACAGATTGATTTAAGTTATGAAAATCTCGCTGATTTGAGAAATATAATTAATGTAATCACTGGTGTAACTGATTTATTAAATGAAGGACCGAGAGAACATGAAAGAGAGAATACTGCACAGTCGCAAGAACAACCTGGTACAACCAGAAATAATGGAAGTTTTATGGCTAATATACTAAGATATTTGGAAAATAGTGATATGTTGAATCGAGAAACGATACCAGCAATCACACCGTCTTATTACAATGTTTTTCCAGAAAGACTCGCACGAGCAGGCGAACAATTATTTGATAACAATATAAATCGAACTCATAGAAATCGTCAATCGGATGATCGTTATACGAATGCAAATACAAATAGAAATACAAATACACATGCAACTAATACAAGAGATAGAAATATTACACATCGATGGTTTAATTTACGTAATAATTTAGCAAGTTTTTATGACAATGTCCCGGTATATCCATCACGACAACAAATACGAAATGGAACGAGGCGACGTGTATTTGGACAAGTGACAGATCCGTTAAATACCACTTGTCCGATTACGTTAGAGAGGTTCCAAAATGAAAATGTGGTTACGCAAATATCAGGATGCGGTCATTTATTTACACCAATTAGTTTAAATTCTTGGTTCAGAAATAATGTAAGATGTCCTTTGTGTAGATATGATATTCGAAATTATGTGCCATCAAGAGATACGTTTGAAAATAATTTATCTGAATCAAAAGAAGATGATACAGACGAATCGAAAGAGAGAGACGATCAAGATGAGACGGATAATCAAAGTGGTGAGAGAAATCAGGATGAAAACGCAGAAAATAATAATACTGAAACATCCACGCAATCATCCTCGACATTACACACCGCAGATACGGAATCATCAGCCGAAAATAATAGTGGCGGGAATCCTTTTGATGAAGAAGCGATTGATCATTTATCATCCATTACTGAAAATTTAATTACTAATCTGTTAAACAGGTCAGGGCAAGGTGATTTATTAAATGGTTTAACGTATAATATTCCGTATTATGACGCATCTGCAAATGAAATTATATTTGAAGGATTTATACAAAATAATTACAGGATATAAGTTTCATTTAAATGTATAATAAATATGGTATAAAATACAAGGTAAATATTAGATTAATAATGTTTGCGTTAACTGAATAGGTAGAGAAATGTGCCGCAAATAGACAAGAAAATGTTACAATTGTACTATCGCCTAAAATGGCATAATGTTGTATTTCTTTTGCATAATTTTTGAAAACATCCAACATTCCATTGACGCCTCTTGGTACAAGCGTAAAAAATTTATAAAACAAGAAATCGTGGATCGTTTGAATAAAGATGGCTAATAAAATGAATAATACGAGAGAAAATTTAGTAAAGAAGAATCTGTATAAGAAGCGGGTTAATATAATGACCAAAAATACTATCGAAACGTCTGCTAAAACAGCGGATAACTGATATTTCTTATACCAAATTGATAGATTTTTTGAACGAAGAAAATTGTGTAATGTAAAAAAAATAGTGAATGTTTCCACGAATAAAATACCGTTTAAAATTGGTAAATAATCTGAAACATTTGAAAACTTTGATATGTCGCCAAATAAAGGCATGATTATATAATTATATATAGATTTTTATTTTTGAAAGAGGAATAATGAGAGAAGAGAGAAATAAAGTATTTAAAATAAGAATATTGAAATAATAATATTAAAAACAAATAATCATATATTATTATTAAATGAACGTAGTTTTGTCTTTCATCGGAAAATTGCCAGAATATACAATTACATGCATTCAACAAATAAGAACTTTTTATTATGGTCACATATATTTAATTACAAATGAATTGGATTCAAAATATATGAAAATCATAAAAGAATCAAATGTTACAATCATAAATTATGAAGACGTAATTCACGAAGAATTTAATCGGGTATCTACAAAAAATTATAGTAAATTCACAATTGTGAATGGTCTTACCGGTAGAGAAGAATTATTCATCAGGTCATTTGAACGTTTTTTTATTTTATATAACTTGATGAAACTCAAAAACCTTGAGAATTGTTTTTTCATGGAAATTGATAATTTAATTTATGATAATCCAAATAATTGGTTGGAAGAATTTTCCAAGAATGATTTGTGTTATATGTATGATAATAAAGACCGTTGTTCTTCAGGAGTCATGTATATCAAAAACAATGATTCATTAATCGGATTTTTGGATCATATTTTAGATTTTATTGAGACTTCTACAGAATTTTTATCCGAAATGACATGTTTAGCCAGATATTATGAAACAAACAAATCAAACATTCAATTACTACCTGTATATTGGCCCAAACAAAATATGGACGAAAAAGCATATTTGAGTTTTGGAAAATATGGAAACACTATTTTTGATGCAGCGTCAATCGGTATTTATTTATTAGGTACCGAACCATTTCATACTGGAGGCGTTGTCTTGTACAATCAAAAAAACATGTGGAGTGCAATGGATTATAGTCAGGATAAATTTGAATGGAAAATAGATGAAAATGGTCGAAGACGACCTTATATTTTAAAAGATGACGAATGGATATTAATTAATAACTTACATGTTCATTCAAAAGAATTAAAAAATGGACTGTCCATATAATAATATAATCATATTCATTCGCCATTATTTTTTCTTGAAGAAACTCGTAACCACTTGATTCGAGTCTTTTTTGTTGTTTGTTATTCTTAGAAATTCTTCAAACAACAATTTTTCGACTTCTTTATTCTTTAGGGATTCCAACTTATTTTCAAATTTATCTGGTTCATATTTTTCCCTTAATTCTTGGATCTCTTTATTGAATTTATGTATTTTTGGGGTTTTCTTCTTCATTAGCCAAATTTTTTCAAGAACCAGTGCGAATACTTGTTGCACCGGTTTCATAATCTGATTCGTTATGTAAAACGAATAATCTATTTTTATTTTGTTGTCTCTAATAAAAGTAGGTGTTTCTATTTTTTCACCCTGTAATGCTTTCTTATCTGTATTGTGAATATAGACAAACGGTATTCTATCACCCGGACCGGGTTTATTCCCAGGATCCCTTGCAGTGATCCGATCTGCTAATACTTTGTGAGCAATTTGTTGCGGATTTTTATAACCGCTTCGTAAAGATTTTGTAATGATTAATTTTTCAATCGGATATTTTTCTTCAACAATATTCTTTAAACATGATTTTAAAAACTCCATTGCTTTTTCAATGTCTTTTTCCTTCATTAAAATATCAATGATACCACCATAAATATCCTTTACAATCGGAGCATTATCACGCCGTTTTAAAACAATTCCCATTTCTTTGCGTTTTCCTTTATCCGGATCATGTTCATACAACATTCCGACATATCTTTTTTTCGATAACAAACAAAATGGCATAAACGTCTTTTCATATTCTAAATCATGTGGGCCTTTTAAGAACTTTGACGCTAAATGTCCTGCTTCTTGTGCTAATTCAATCGTAATTTCTAACGCTTTTTTACCTCGAATTGGCTCTCCATTTGGATCCTGCAAATTGAAAGTAAAGAAGACTGAATCTGTGTTGTGGACAATTAAATTTCCAATACCCGCTGCAAAATGGTGGTTATCGGTTGTTAAATCATATACATATTCGTCCTCAGGATAAGGTATTTCATACATTTGTTTGATACTGGTATATTTATTATTGGGATGTTCAATTCCTAATTCTTCATCTATGAAGTTGAATGATTCATCTTCATCAAGCACAATTTTAAAAGTATTTTCTCCTTCACCTGGAACAATAATAGGATATGTACCTAAATTATCCATCAAACTATACACAAGTGCAGCTAATAAATGATTTTCTATTTTGTATTCGAAATTATCATAATTGAATAAATATTCTCGCATTTCTGAAAAACCAACTGGTATTTCTGCATGCATAATTCGGTCGCCAACTTTTAAATCCTTGGGTGATACTTCCTTACCATCTGGTCTTAATAACGAATGGTCATCTGTGACGTCAATCAAGCCTTTATTGGTAAAAACTCGTATCATTTTTTTAGTAGGAGCTAATTTATGGCGAATTACACGATGTAATTTTGTCCATCCTTTTTCTGTCCAGGTTTTTACATCTACCAACATTTCGCAATATTCTTTTTCTTCTTTGCCTGGTTCGGTACATGAAACCCATTCGTTATTTCCAAAACTCGCCGCCAACATGTCTATTTTTAAAATATCAAATGTTTCGTTATTCACATATACGTAAACAGGTGTATAATTCGCAACACTGTCGCCATAAATATATTCTGCTTTTGTAAGCACTGGACCGTATTTTTCCGTTTGACACATTGCATCACCATAACATTCTTCAATGATTTTTTTTGCATATGTCAATAATAGACGACCTGTTGCGGTAGTTGATGCAGCCACGTCTTTTTCATAAAACGTACTGGTTTTTGCACCACACTGACCATACAAGGAATTCGCAGTTACTTTGTATCCTAATTGTCTTTTGTCCAATACATTTTTCATAAAATCATCTGTTTGTAATGGAATCAGTTTTCTGGTGGATTTTCTTGCTGCCAGTAACTCATCTAATATGGAAGGCATAATTGCACGCGTTCCAGCTGGAAACTGGGCAAATCTACAAATTTTATAGCCACATTTTATTTTTTCCGCTGCGGATGTTGCTGATTTTCGTTCATACTTGTAAGTATCATATGTTATATTTACATATTCATATTCAGGTAAATTATCGTATATAAAATTACCCTCATCATCTTGTTCTCCAGTAGTTCCAATCAACTCGCCTTCTAAATTATATTCTTTAGACCAGACTTTACTGTCGTGCGATAAATTTTCACTCAACATAGAAGATGGATATAACGACGCATAATCTACACATGCAACTGGATTATCCAAGTATAGATCACATTTGGGATCCAAGACAATCGCACCTTCATAACCATCATCACTTTCTATTTTTTCCATTACTGGCATTAATGTGTTTTTTTCTCTGCATTTTTTAGCAACATAACTGGTAAGCTTAATGCCTTGACCTCTCATAATAAGGAAATTAATTGGAACACTACAGATTTTCGACATTTCAATAAAACCAGTCAGTACATCTACTTTATTCATTAAATAATGAACCAAGTTACAATCCTGAATACAGTATTTCGCAATGATCGCACGTTCTTTATCATTGCCGTTGGTCATTCGAAATATATCCTTTGGAGTAACATCGTCCTTGGCTAAACACCATCTTACCTTTTTGTTCATATCAGGATCAATTTTACCGCGAATTTCAAATTTTCCAGAGGTTTTATCAATGGAAACCACAATGAATTTTTCGCCGTCATTATAATAATCAACCGAATGCCCGATTTCTTCAAAATGAATATAACTACCTACCAACAAACCAGTTAAATTAAAACTTTGTATATTTGTAGCGTCGTCTGTTTCGGAATATTCGTATTTTTTTATATAATCGCCAATAAAATGACCAGCAACATAATCCAATTTATAAGAAGTTAAATTTTCCTCACGACGAAAGAAATTGTATAAATCAATCTGAATTCGCCCATTCATTTTAATATATTTTAAATCATGTTGTCCACTTGCAATTTGAATACTACTTTCTTCTATTTTGTATTGACCGTTTTCCTTTGTTGCACAAATTTCATTGTTGTTGCGAGATAATTTTAAAAACTCTTCAACACAATTATTCTCTTGTGCTCTTCGAAACATGAACTCATAATCAAAACCAAATATATTATACCCAATAATAATATCGGGATTTTCTTTTTGAATTAATTCCTTCCATGATAATAACAAGTCTTTTTCAGTAGAATATGTTTCTATGATCGCATTATCGATTGCGTCACATGTATTTAATACAGCACAATGATTTAAATATGGTTCTTTATCGCCGTATTTCAAAAATGTTGAACCTATAAATGTGACACGATCGCCTTCCAATTTGGGGAAAATCGAATTCAGTGATATGGTCAAGGAATTTAATTTTGTATCACGTGAATACTTTTTGTCACACAATACATCAATAATCGTATCCTTTTTATTAATGACTTCCTTCTTTTTAAAATACGAGTATGAACCATTTTCGTAACCATGATCATCATCATCTTCGTTTATTTTTTCAAACATTTCCTCGATTTTCATTTGGTTTTCCAAATCCTCTACATCATTTTCTTCATTTATTCTACGAACTTCTGAAGTAAACCATTTTTGGATCAGAGTTTCGAGGAATTCTTGGTTTTTTGGAGGAAATTTTGGATATACCAAATCGATTTCAATCATCGAACGATAACCAAACGCACAAAGAATCATATTATAAAGTTCTTTCTTACATTTTTCAGAATTTTCAATAATATCCGTGTTTTTTTCCAAATACTCTATAATATTTGTGGCCAGTTTTTTGTATTTTTTGATTGGAACTGGAAAATCACCATGACTACTACTGGCTTCAATATCAAAACTACATATTTTATAAGGAACCCGTTTTTCATTTGCATTTTCAGCGACAATATTTTTATAACCGATTGCAAATTCATAGGTGCATGATGTTCTTTTATCATTGGTAATACGTGTTGTTTTTTTACTTGGCAATGATATCCATCCAGATGGACTAATATCAGTAATATGAAAGAATCGCAATAAAGGCGGAATATTTGATTCATACAGTTGGGTTTTTGTTTTACCATACAAGAAACCATTTGGAATTAATTTGCGGTCTCTTCCATACCAAATATTCTTCACCTTATTGAATGCCTGCATGTTGTCGAACTTGAAATAAATAAATTTATGTTCCTTACCTCCGTCAAAACCGTATAATTTTTTTCGTTTTATAATTTTACACTCTACAATGGAATTCTCATAATATTTTCCAATTTTTTTCTTGATTTCGTTCAGAAAATTTGTTTTGATTTGAGTATTCCAAAAATCGTCGACCTTTACATAAAAGAACGGTTTAAAATCATCTACCACGATAGAACAAGTTTCACCCAGTTCATTAATCCCAAACATTTGAATTTGGAATTTTCCAGAACATTCATATCGAACATTACTATTGGTATTTTCGTCGTCTTCGTCACTTTCTTGGAAAGTGTCATTTTTCATGATATTGAAATCAAATAATCTAAAAGATTTATCCATTTTATATTTGTTTTGTTGTTATTTTAATATATCATAATGTGTTTATTTGATTTCAATTTTAATTTATTATATTTTTATACAGTGGATTAAATATTCATTACACTATAGTATTTATTCAAATATTTATCGTAATCTATTGGTAAATAATCATTATGTATAATTTCTATTTTTTCAATATCCGTTTCATTTCTATCAAATATATCTCTGAAGTTTTGTATGCGTTCATTAATTTTGACTAAATCGGTGTATTCATCCTTATTATAATTGTTGTGTGAAAATGAAGTAATTTTATTTTTTATAAAGTTTGCATCACCAAAGAAAGACAAATGCCACCCCCCTTCAAATATAGCAGTCTCGGATATTTTATTTCTAATTGTATCGCAGTTTTTATCAAATTCTTTATATTTTTGGTATGATAGGATTTTGCATGATGGCCATTTCGTTTTGACTCTTGTATTTAAATTATAGTAGTAAACATCCATTAAAAGTGCACTAAAATCGATAATGAGTAAACCTTTTTTAATTTTGTGCAATATAACCGGGTTGGGAATTTCATCCAAATCTGATATAATGAATACATCTGAATCTGACAAATCTTTGATATTATCGATACCTAATGAAATAGAATTTCTTTGGAATAATTCATTTAACCATTGTTGGTCTTGTTCAAAAATGATATTTGGATATTTATACGGCAAATCATTTACAATAATATGTATTATTTTTTCTTTGAAACTCGTAAACATCTCTTTATTCTCATCAAAAAACAGAGGTTTTTCCTTACCGACAAAAGTATGTGTCGATTCAACAATTACGAAATAATCTACATAATTATTTAAAATATTCAGCCGGTAATTTAATAAATCTAATTCATTATAAAAAATAAAACAATCAATAATTTTCATACGTATGTATAATATAAATAATATATTATATATTAAAAAATACTGTTCGTAACTAATTTGCGATGCGTAATATATTATACGATGATATTATTATAATAAGGGATTCCATATGTTTTCGCACACCATTCACTAAAACCAGAACCGTGCTGATATACCGATAATGAATATATTTTTTGTGATTTTGACATTAGAAAAAAATCAATAATGGTGTTTTTAATTTTTGCATCATCTAACAAGACACCTTCACCAAAATGTGTAATTTCGTTGAAATATATTTTTAATTTAGGATATATTTTCATAATTAAAAATTTCAATTTATAACTATCAGATAATAACAAAAAAGTATTATTACTACGATTCACAAATTGAATATGTGTCACAACTTTTTTCAATAATTTTAAATCCATTGCCGAATCTTCAATCAAATATTTATCACCTGCACGAATATGTATGACAGAAAACGTTGTTAGATTTAAATTGCGACACACTGTATCGACACAATCAGTAATTTCCTTCGTTGGTTTTAAATAATGTTGCATCTTTAACATGTGTTCATGTGTGATTTCTTTATTTGGATAACTATATGTATGAATAAAGCATGTTCCTAAATATTTTTCAGAGTGATTTAAGAATTTGATGAAACTATTTTCAACCGGAAAATCATTTATCCTATTTTTTTCGAAAAATTCAATATTTAAATGATTTATATTATTTAAATTTCTATATTCCACAGTAGTGTATTCAAAATATTTTCGAATTGGATGATTAATAATAATATCACAATCAATATTATATGTTTCGCAATATTGCATTAAAAAATAAGAGCCTCTTATAAAATCACCGAAACCACTTGCATTTTTATCATTTTTATATATTTGTTGGTATACATTTATCAGTTTTGTTACATCTTCAGATAATATATGAATTTCAGTGTCTTCTAAACTATAGTCAATTTCTTGGTTATCAGGCTCTTCTTCTTTTTTTTTTTGAAAAACTTTATCCAATAAACTATTTATATTTACAAGTGGATTTAACTTGAAATTTGTTTTTGGATTTTCATAAGTATATGTCTTGTAAAATGGTTTTCTTTTTTGTTTTTTTATGACGTGATAATTTTGATTCATTAGATTAAGTTTTTTCATTTGTGTATATTTTTATAAAAATATATTAAATTTTCAAAATTAAAAAGTATTTGTATTTATATAATGAGTAATCCTAATCGCCCAAATCCTTATCCACCAATAAATAATACTGCTTATGGAGAAGGAGCTTTAATAAATAATTCTGGTAGTTACAATACTGGTTTCGGTTATGACGTATTGCCGAATAATAGTTCTCATGATAATACTTCATTAGGTAATTATGCATTAGCTCACAATACAACTGGTTTTGACAATGTTGCAGTCGGTTCAAATGCTTTAGTTACAAATAATACTGGTTGTTATAATGTAGCTTTAGGAACCGGTTCTTTACCAGCAAATACTACAGGTATTCAAAATGTTGCTTGTGGTACAAATGCTTTAGAATATAATACCACCGGGTCTTATAATACTGCTCTTGGTGTTAGAGCTTTATATACAAATACCGGAAGCTATAATACTGCAATCGGTAATGGTGCAGATGTTTCTCATTGTTGTGTTGAAAATTCCACTGCAATTGGATATAATGCGATCGTTAGAACAAGTAATACCATTCAATTGGGTAATACATCTATTATCCAAGTAAACACAAGAGGTACTGTCAGTGTCGGTAATTATGGCGATGATTCGGAGGCAAGTGGTATCACTGGTTCGCTTTATTATAATACCACGGATTCTGTTTTAAAGTTGTACGACGGAACAGTATGGAAACCGGTTGGACTGACTTCTATGGCTGGGTATACTGGTACGACTGGATCGACTGGTTCTACTGGTGCGACAGGTGCGACTGGTGAAACTGGTGCGACGGGTGCTACGGGTGCGACGGGTGCGACGGGTGCGACGGGTGCAACTGGGGCGACAGGTGCGACCGGGGCGACCGGGGAGACCGGAGCGACAGGGGCGACTGGGGCGACTGGACCAACTGGAGCAACTGGAGCAACTGGACCTACTGGTGCGACGGGTGCGACTGGACCGACGGGTGCGACTGGACCGACTGGAACAATCGGAGGAGTAACTTCTATTTCTTACACGAATTACACGAATGGTGCGACAGTTGTTGGTGGGGGGTATTTACAGTTTAATTATGGCGTTGCAGGTGGTTCAACTTCAACAGCATATCCCGGCTTATTCCCAGCGTCAACTTTGGATATTTTTTCTACACAACCAAGTTTAAATTTTTCAAATTTCTGCCAAAACTGGATTGCAAATACCAGTGTAACTACTGGCGATAGGAGAAGTATCGCAGTTTCATCAAGCGGACAATATCAAACATCTTGTACTTATAGTAGTAGCACAACAACCGCAATAGTCATTTCGAAAGATTATGGTGTCACTTGGTCAAATGTAACAACTCCTTCTTCAACGACATATAATTGGGTTACATTGGCGATTTCTTCAACGGGTCAATATCAAACTGGTTATGACGGAACTTTTATATTTATTTCAGCAGATTATGGTAATTCATGGACGAAAAAAACAAGCATACTTTATTGTAAATCAATGACCATGTCGGCATCTGGACAATACCAGTCACTTTGCACTAACGCAACCAGTTCAACTACAGGCTATATATACACTTCGATTGATTATGGAAATTCTTGGACAAAATATACATTATTAAACAAACCATTTGTAACAATTTCAATGTCATCATCAGGTCAATATCAATTAGCGTGTTCGACATATTACACAACAAACGGGTCGCTTTATATTTCAAATAGTTATGGAAATAATTGGACAGAGATTTCAATAACATCTTCATCAGATATTAATTGGAAAGTTTGTAAAGTATCGCCATCCGGGCAATATCAAATTGCGAATGATGGATCTTATTTTTGGAATTCGAATGATTATGGTAATACTTGGAATCAAAAAACAATTTCAAGTTATTATACTGGAGCATATTCATTTTCAATGTCGGCAACTGGTCAATATCAAGTTGGGTGTGGTAATAATGAATATATATTATATTCCAACGATTTTGGTAATAACTGGTATTCGATATTGTTGAGTGGAGGATATAATTTTTCTTCAGTATCGATTTCTGCAAATGGTCAATATATAAGTGCATGTACAACCGGCGGATATATTTGGACCTGTATTAATAGTGTTGTAAATGGCGTCTTGAGTGTAGGCAATTATTCCAATGGAGTCACCGCGACAATTAATCCATCTGGGTCGATATATTACAGTACAACCCCAGGTGCGACTGGTTTATATGTATCGACTGGTACCGAATGGACAACCGTGAAATCCTTTGTGATTGACCATCCAGAGGACAATGAAAAATATTTAATTCATGGTTGCTTAGAAGGTCCTGAAGCAGGTGTTTATTATAGAGGAAAGGATGAAATTACAAATGGAAATTCAGTTGTCATCGAATTGCCGTCATATGTAAAAGTAATGGCCGAAGATATCACTATACAAATAACGCCGATTTACAAGGGTAAACGAATATTATCTCCTCTGTGTGCGTCAGAGATTACAGATAATAAATTCGAAGTTTTTGGCGAAAACTGTTTATTTCACTGGACGGTGATTGGAAGAAGGTCTTCGTTTGAAGTAGAACCTTATAAAAGAAATGTTACCGTAAAAGGTGATGGACCATATCGATGGATTTAGGTTTTGTTCTTGTGTTTTTTATATTTTTGAATAAATTTAGAATAAATATTTTATAAATATAGTATAAAATGTTTATTGTGTTGTATCATGTATTTTGTTATGATTTATGGTATTATATCTCTCATGTAATACTGCATAACCCTCAAATATATTTTATTCACAAGATTCATCATTCAACAAAATATAATGATTTAACATGGCGGGCGACAAATGTCGCACACATTATTGAAGCACCTGTGCAGTCACTTGGAATATTTGTTCCATTTATCACGAGTAATACAAGTTATTTAATATTATTTTATGCGTGGTTATTTATAATGTTTCGGTCATATTTGAGGCACGAACATCGTGCGGCTTGGTTAGTTGGTAATCATCATTTATTACATCATAGATATCCAAAATATAATTTTGGTGAATATTGGTTGGATTATTTATGCGGGACAAAATATCCAAATGAAAATGAATATATATATGGTATGATTTATTCATAAACAAATGGATTTGTTATTTTATTTCCTCCTTCCATATTTACAATGTTGACGTTGAGAGAAGCCCTTGGGGCGTTTACAATTAATACTTTTTTTATATTTTAAGGTCCATTTACCGCCGGTTTGACCTTTACCACCGGTTTGACATTTACCACCGGTTTGATTCATGCGTTTTTTACCCTTTCTTTTACGAGTATTATTCTTTCTCAGATTTTTGGGTTTTTTAATTGCATTTTCTTCGTGGCTTATAGCTTCAAATATTTTGGTTTTGTCATCAATCCATTTTTTAAAAGATTCTGAACTTCTATCTTTCAATACAGGTGTATTCCAATCTTCATATTCTTCCACCCCATTTTTAGTGACGTGTCTGAGAGAAGGATAACCCATTGGTTCTCTTCCCATATTTTTCAGTAAATGGAATAATTTATGATTCATGCGAACAACAACTACATTATTTTTGTTACCTACGTGATTTTCTATGTTATCCCATTGTGGTTTTGTGTTGTTACACGGACCACAACCGTCCATGAAGGTAAATAAAAAAACATGCTTACCATGATGAATGCAATTATTTAACATGTCAATTTGGTTTTCTAAATTTTCATCTTGATTTTCTTTCTCTCCTAATATAATAAAATTCTTTTCCATTTTATATAATAAAAAAAGAAATTATTTTTATAATTGAATAATATATATGTTGTATATTTTTATAATTATTGTATTTTTAGCTGGAATTTATTTTTATACAAAAAGTAACTCACTTCAAGGAACAATAGAAGGTTTTGAAGATAAAAATAAAGAACTATCCCAATCCAACCCCAGATGTCCGAATATTTTAATACAGGAAAACTCCAATTTCTATTTATATAATTCAAAATTAGCCAAAATTCCTGGAGTAAATCCAGTTAAATTCGAAAATTTAGAAGATTATACAGAATTTATTAAATGGCAACGTAGTCAAGGAATTAGATGTCCTGTATTATATTTACAGAAAACATATAATACTCAAGGAGAACCCGTTTATAAAATTCGTCCTGACGTAGAAGAACCCCAGGGCGGCTTACCTCCAACCGCACCAGACCAGTCATTACCCGATCCGCCATTAACAAATCAACCACCAAATCCAACGCAACTCATTGATGCTGGTAGAAATGATCCGCCTTATAACATTAATTCTATGCCTTCTTATGATCCAACCAGTTTTTACGTAGGCACGGTTTCACCTTTAGATAATATGGATGAAACGCAGGAAGGTTTGTTGTATAGTCCAAATGCGATGGATTCCAATTGGGGAGGTCACGAATTTACGCAGTCGTTAATAGATAAGGGATATTACGCTGGTAACGAAATATCATCGAGAGTATAAAAAGTGCCATAAGAAGTGGTCTATGCAAATTATACGTATCCTCATGAAGAGTATATGTATAATTTTATACTGATTCTACTATACCGAATCTACACCGAATCTACAAATTTCATAAGTGCGTTCAACGAGACTTTTGAATCATTTAACATTTTAATATTACCGAATAATTCAATGTTGAGTTTTTTTGAGTCTTCGCTATCATCTGGCTTTAACTTCATTAAAGTATCCAACATTAAATAACTGATATATTCATCACTGTTTATGATTAAATTTTCATAATTTTTGCGGTATTTCTTAATCAAAAAAGTATCCTGCATTTTAATTGTTTGCTCACCTATACCGTTTGCAGTGGTAGCAGACTTGCCAGAAATACCGGAATTCGCGGTTTCATCCGTATTTTTGGTCATTGTCACGAAATTTTCCATTACATTTAATTGTATATTTAATGATTTAAAACAGAAATAAAAAAATGCAATCCCAATAATAATATATCCAATAACAGTAGCAGTTTCAGACATTATATATTCTATATATTTAACATAATAAAAATTTTTTAATGTTTTGAACAACTGTTTTATTAATTTTCCTTGATTGATTTTTTGAATTTATATAAGAGATATTTTCGAGACAATCGTTATTTTCCCTTAATTTCACCAATAAGTTCGGCAAAGTTTTGAATTCTTTTAAAATTGCAATTGCACTTACCGAACTGATTCCCGGTATTTGACACAACATTATTTCTCCTATATTTTGAGGTGTAATATTTTCCTTCTTTACCCTTTTAATTACCCCACAATAATCCTTTTCATTTTCCTCATTTTTATTGCTTAAGTTATGATTAGATTCCTCCAGATTTTCCCCGGTTGATATACCGTCACTTGTAGAATCCGTCGCCGGACCATTTAGAACTTCGGTCGCAATTTTGATTTGTGATTCATCCTCTTTTTCTAAATTATCCGTATTTATAAGAGTGGGTGCGTGCGTGGTTGCGTTTATACATTTGTTTGAATAAAAGGGTTTTTTATTTTCCAAGTCACATTTATTCATTTTATACGTCATGTTACAAATGACCAATGATGTTTCTTCTATGGTAAATGTTCTCAAGACAGAAAACCCCTTATAATGATTGAGAGAAAACATTGCAGAATAAATAGTTATTTTATCAATGCGATCTTTAAATAAAAATTTGTTATTCAAATCACCTTCTATTAAATAAATAATATTATGATTATGATGGGGCAAACCATTTAGGCGATAAGACTGTTCTTCATAACGACCATCTTTAATACTTGACGCTAAATCTCGAATACTTTTTCTCTCAATAATTAATTTTTCATTCTGTTTTTCGTCACAAATAATAACATCTCCTATTGGCAATGTTTCACTTATAACATTAATATTTTTATAAATTGGACTGATTTCTAAATAATATTTAATCATTTTCAGTAGTTCATGTTCTCTCGTATCAACCTTAATTATCATTCACGTAATAATATAATTACTAATTTAGTTATTAAATTATTTTCTTATTAAATGTATTATTGTTAAATATCATTTGCTTCTTTTGAAATTCCATTTTCCTAAATAAATAATATTATAAATAGTAAAACCAACTGATCCAGCAATCCAAGTAAAACCAAATTACATTGGAACTCTTGATTGTCTGTATCTCGAAAGTTGAACAGGAGAACGGGTAGTCAATAATTTCAATTCGAATATAGATGGTAATCTTTGTGGTGCACGTTTTAAGTAATTACCCATGTTACCTCTGGTCCAGGTTGCTCCAAAAACAACGATGCCAGGCTTTTTATTACCTCCGACAGAACCTCCACTTTGTTCGGTTCTTGATGCGGTAGTGTTTGTTTGTGGTCTTGATTGAACGAACATTCCTTGCATTTTATATATACCCTTAATATTATTTTTTTATTTTTATCATTAATTTTTATATTGTCGAGAGAAATAGAAATTCCTAAAATAAAATATATTTTTAAACAATATAAAGAAACCGCTGTATATTATATACAGCATAATGACTACAGAAGATAAAAACATAATACGTGATGATGACATTATTAAAGGAGAAGATGGATTAATATTTAATCCGTATAATCCGGACAATGTGGAGATTACATTGAGCGAAGTTCAATCTATTCTCACTAAATATGGTGTGCCTAATATTGTGCATAATTTAAATTTATATAAACGTGCTTTTGTGCATCGTTCTTATACAAAAAGACCTCATCTTGAAAACGCGTCTCAAAATATTACCATTGTTGAACAACCACCTGATTGTTTGCCTTTAAAAACAAAATCGAATGAAAATCTGGAATTTTTGGGTGATGGTGTCTTGGAATTAGTTACTAAATATTATTTATACCGCAGATTTCCTAAGGAAAATGAAGGGTTTATGACTGAAAAAAAGATTGCAATTGTTAAAAATGAAGCGATTGGTAAGATTGCTTTGGAAATGAAACTGCATAATTGGTTGATTCTTTCAAAACACGCAGAGGAAAAGAAAATTCGCACCAATTTGAAGAAATTAGGATGTCTTTTTGAGGCATTTTTGGGGGCACTGTTTTTGGATTTCAACAAGATAGATGTAAAAGATGAGGAAGGTTGGTTTAAAAATATTTTTGTCACTGGACCAGGATTTCAAATTGCACAAAAATTTGTTGAAAATGTATTTGAAAAACATATTGACTGGATTTCTTTGATCCAAAATGACGATAATTACAAGAATATATTACAGGTGAAAATCCAAAAGGAGTTTAAGGTGACACCGCATTATTTAGAAATCGAACATGATGTGGACAATGGATATAAAATGGGAGTTTATTTGTGCGTTGGACAACAAGTCTATAATTGTAGTCAAACAGAGGCATTACATATTGATGAATTGAAAAATTTTGGTGCGATTCGTGAATATATTGAGAAAAATGATGGAAAAATATTTTTATTCTTGGGTGAGGGGCAGCACAAAATCAAACGCAAGGCAGAACAAATTGCGTGTAATGAGGCGATTCAAAAGCTTGAATTGTATTCGGGATTATAGATGTTTTTATTTTCATCGTCTTTTCCTTTATTTTTTTGATTTTGAACTCATAGTCATGGATAATAAAGTCGGATGTCGAGCAGTATCATCGATTTTTTTAAATGCTTTAGTTACTTCTTTTACTTTATATGGATCATCAAATACTAATGAGTATACCGGATCGTATGATCCTTTACGTGTATGTTTACTTTTTCTATTTATTTTTTTAGTTGTGTTTCTTAAAGTTTTTTTTAATTTTGATTTTTCTTCTTTAACTTTTAATTTTTCTTCTTCAACTTTTAATTTTTCAAATAATTCATTAATCGCATCTTTATTAGAACCGTCTAATGCATCCTTGAAATCATTTGAACTTGTTTTTTTTTTAGAAAATGCAGGGCTTTCTCCTCGTTCTACAGCATCAATTAATTTTGCATAATTATCCGTACTACCTGGTCTTGGTAAAAATTTTGCATAACTATCACCTGGTCTTGGTAAATAATTATCAGACTTACTCAAATCGATTGGAATAAATGAATAATCATCTCTATTTTTACTATAATCTTTAGATGACAATCGTTTCATCCCACCTCTGTGTTTTTTATTTCTTTTGTTTGTTTTGTTTTTTTTGTATTTTTTAGTTAAATTTTTCATATATATATTAATTATAAAATAATTAAAAAACACTAAATTTAAAAACTTATGCATATATATAAATATGAATAATGATGGTACAAAGAATGATGGTACGAAGAATGATGGTACAAAGAATGATGGTATAAAGAATGATGGCAAGAAAAATCCTTTAGACGCAATTAAAGAAGCAATAAGAGTAAAACCAATTGTAGAGGAAGAACCAAATATAGAAATCGTCATTCCTAAAAGAGACAAAACACAAAAAAAAGAAAAAAAGGAAAAGAAGGGAGCCGATGCAGAATTTTTAGATGAACGTGAATCAAATAAAGATTTCGATATCAATAAATTACGAAAACAATTAGAAACAAGAAAAATGACAAAAATAGTTACCAAAGATACTGTAAAATTATCGGAAAAAGAAAAACGCGAAATTACAAAACAAGAACAAGAACAAGAAGAACCAAAATTAAAAAAAGTGAAAAAAATGAATACCAAAGCGGTTCCAATTATTCCAGAAGGTAAGGAGGATGACGATGATTATATTTACATGGATGAAAAAAAAACGGAAAAACCAATCATTATTGAAAAACAAGACACTCGAAAAACTGCAAGACATACATATGGAGTTTCTATCATAACTCCAGACCAATGGTTAGATATTGATAATGAAAAGGTAATTGACCGTTTACCAAGAAATAAACCGAATATAAATATCAAGGTTTCAAGTTATTACATGAACAATCGTGAAATATTTGTGAATTTCTTGAATTCCTTGTTTGAACCGTATCGTGACGAAATTATGAATGACACCAGTCAAATTACTTGTGAAAACATGAATTCAAAAAGCAATTCCGAAATTTCGCTGTTAACTCACCAGAAATTAGTGAGGGATTATATGAATAATTATACGCCTTATCGAGGATTGTTGGTCTACCATGGTCTCGGTAGTGGAAAAACTGCAACTTCCATTGCGCTTGCAGAAGGTATGAAACATTCAAAAAAAGTGATTATTATGACACCTAAATCACTCAGACGAAATTATTTCGAAGAAATGAAAAAATTCGGAGACCCGATATACAAGATTAATCAATTTTGGGAATGGATATCAATACAAGATAAACCAGAACTGTTACAAACATTATCGTCTGTCTTGGGATTATCAACTGAATATATTGAAAAAAAGAAAGGGGCCTGGTTAGTCGATATTAAAAAGCCAAGTAATTACAATGATTTAAATTCGAATGAAGTGAAAAGTCTAAACGAACAAATAGATGAAATGATTCAAAGTAAATATAAATTCATCAATTATAATGGTTTAAGACTTGACAAATTGAGAGAAATGACAGATGACTTTCAAAATAATATTTTCGACGACGCTGTTGTTGTGATTGATGAAGCTCACAATTTAATCAGTCGTATTGTAAATAAAATAGACAAAGGAAAGGTCGCACCTATAGGTAAAAAAGAAAAGGGCGACGAAAAAGGCGAAGAAAAGGGAGAAGAAAATGGCGAAGAAAAAAAGAAAAAACGATCGAATTATTCATTATCGTTGACTTTGTACGAATTATTAATGAATGCACAAAACGCCAGAGTTATATTATTGTCCGGTACTCCTGTTATAAACTATCCGAATGAAATTGGTATATTATTTAATATATTGCGAGGATATATAAAAACATGGGAATTACCTCTTGTTTTAAAGGGTGGTCAAAGTAATATTACAAAAGAAAAATTACAAGAAATTTTAAAGAGAGAAAAAGTTTTAGATTTTATAGATTATTCAAATTCAACAAAGAAATTAACCATTACACGTAACCCTTTTGGATTCGAAAATATAGATAATAAACGGGGTATTTATACTGGGGTTTCCAATGAAAAGAAGGAAAAAATGGATAAAACCACTGGTAAATCCGTTTTAGTCGATAGAGGCACAATTAGCGATAGCGATTTTCAGAGGAAAATAATAAATATATTGAGTGATAATAACATTGAAGTTTTGAAAAGTAATATAAAAATAATAATGAATAAAGCTTTGCCTGATGTGTTTGATGATTTTGTGAATAGATTTGTTGAAATTAATACTGGAAATATGAAAAATAATGAATTGTTTCAACGAAGAATACTTGGTTTGACATCTTATTTTAGAAGTGCACAAGAAAAGTTATTACCTAAATACGAAAAGGCGATTGATTTTCATATTGTAAAAATAAATATGAGTGATTATCAATTCAAAATATATGAAGAAGCGAGACAACAAGAGAGAAAATTGGAAAAATCCGCAGGTCAAAAAAAAGGAGTCATGGATAAGGACGGTATATTTAAAGAGCCATCATCTACCTATCGTATCTTTTCTCGTTTGTATTGTAATTTTGTAATGCCTCGACCACCTGGAAGACCTCTTCCTGATAGAAAAAATAAAAAAGCGGAAGATATTGCTAAAAAAGGGGAAGACGCCACTAAAAAAGCGGAAGATATTGCTGAAAAAGGAGAAGATGAAAATGCGAATAAAGAATTAAATCAAGTCTATACCGAGTTGGTAGAAGAAAAAAAAAGAAAAGACACCGCTGCTGAAGAAGTATTCGAAGGAGACTGGCAAGGAAATGTTGAAGGTGACGAATCTCTGGACCAAATGGGAGATAATGATTACAAGGAACGTATTCAAAAAACAATTCAATATATCAAAGAACACGGTGAAGAAATATTGTCCCCGAGCGGATTGGAAACATATAGTCCCAAATATCTACATATTCTTGAGAATATCCAAGACGAAAAACACGAGGGATTGCATTTGGTTTACAGTCAGTTCAGAACCTTGGAAGGTATCGGAATATTTAAAATGGTTTTAGAACAAAACGGTTTTGCACAATTCAAGATAGTAAAGAATAACAGTGGAAATTGGGAATTAGATATGGATGAAGAAGACCGGGGAAAACCTACATTTGCATTGTATACTGGAACTGAAAGTGATGAGGAAAAAGAAATTATTCGTAATATTTACAATAGTAATTGGGAAAATATTTCACTTTCTTCACCTGATTTGTACAAGGAACTCAATGATACTGCTCTAAGTAATAAAACAGGTGAAATTATAAAGGTTCTTATGATTACTGCATCCGGTACAGAAGGAATTAACTTGAGAAATACCAGATACGTTCACATTATGGAACCATACTGGCATGCAGTTCGTTTAGAACAAGTGATCGGTCGTGCAAGACGTATTTGTAGTCACAAAGATTTACCAGAATCACAACAAACGGTTGAAGTATTTCTTTATTTGATGGCATTCACGACAAAACAATTGGAAAGTGATGATTCTATTGAATTAAAACTAAAGGATATTAGTAAGAAAATGTATAACAAAATAGATAAAAATGGCAAGGAAAAAATGGATTATATTCCGTTAACCAGTGACGAAGCCTTGTTTGAAATATCAAGCATTAAAGAAAACGTAAATGAACAAATTCTAAAGTCGATCAAGGAATCATCTATAGACTGTGCCATTTATTCGAGATCTGATTCTAAAGAACAATTAAATTGTATCCAGTTTGGTCAATTAGACCCGAATGTATATACTTATAATCCTTCTATTCATTTGGATGAAACCGATAATGTATCACAACGCAATAAAAAGACTATCGAATGGACTGGTAACGAGGTGAAAATTAAAGGTAAAACATATATACTTCGAGTGATAGATGAGCGTAATGAACAATTATATGACTATGATAGTTACCAACGAGCACTTCAAAATCCGAAAAATGCACCAGTATTACTTGCCACAATTAAAATAGATGACAAGGGGGTTCGAACCGTAAAGAAAGTTTAATTTTCAGTTTTTATAGAAATACCATGTACACTGTACATGGTATTTTATTCAGCAATTCCAACATTTTTCACAAATATATATAAAAAAATAAAGAATAATGACATGCTAATTTTTTTTGCCTTCATATATTCATTCATATCATTATACTTATATTTTGTGTAGTCTACATTTTTATTTGACGAAGAAGAAGAGGTATATTTTATCAATTCGTTAATTTCCATTTGTTTTGTTTTTGTATACACCATATTGAATAACAGCGATAAAAATAAAAGTAAAATATTGCTTGACGAATCTTGAATATTTTCTATTTGAATCATGTAGTTTTCTTTTCGTAGGTATTCTTGGTAAAATGTTTTCATTACACCAAATAAAGATGCTTGTAAATACAAGATGATATTAGTTTCACCTCTGACGATTTCGTTCTTGATGTCGTTCTTGTTGTCGTTTTTGACATCGTTTTTATTTTTTTGCAGATACGTCTTATTTTTTACTTGGTATAATTCAATGATATATAACGGCTGTTTTTGCAATTCATTTATTTCGTTTTCCCAAGAATCCCATGCAACTTCTCCGTGATTCCATATTGTATCCGAGCTTGAAATGTAATTATATTTAATGTTTTTTATTTTATCATTTTTTAAATTTTTACTCTGAATACGGATATTTGAAGAATAACCCTTTGCATTAGATATTATGTAATATAATATATACAAGTTGGACATTAAATATATAAATGTAAATAACTGATTCATAATCTTTATTGCTTATACATATACCAAAAAAGATTTTATATTATTTTTTTATTCTTTTTATTCTTTTTTATGTAAATATATCGAGTCCCACAATATTTTTACCATTTAATATTTTATTTTGCAAATATTCCAACAAAGCACCCCCTCCAGTAGACACATATAATTCAGTGTCTTTTGAAAATAATGAAGCCGTTTCTCCACCACCTATAATTATTTTTTTATTCTTGCATTGATTTTCCAAATAATCCACTAATTTAATACTTCCTATTTTATAACGTTCATCTTCGATGACTCCTAATGAGCCATTCCAAAATATAATATCCGCATCAGAAATCATGCCAAATAAAGTATTTAAACTATTGATTCCAATATCATACAAATTTTCCGGGGTTTCAAGATTATCAATATATAATGACGGTTCTTGTAAATTAATATTTCCGTATCCATCATTCATGACACATACATTTTGGTTTTTTTCCTTGTATTGTTTTGCGATACCTCCTGCTATAAATAATTTAGAGTTTTTAATATTTTTCAATGCATTTATGATTGGCATTTTATCTTTTATTTTATTGCCTCCTATTATACCCAATATTTTGAGATGACTATTGTTTATCAATAAATCAATCGCATTTAATTCGTTTTTAATTAAATGACCATATCCATACGGTTTTTGTGATTTTTTCATATCACAAATACTCATGTGTCTTCTGTGAACACAACCAAACGCATCACAAACAAAGAGATCTCCTAATTCTCTGTAATGTTTAATGGTTACGTTTGTGGATATTTCTTCTTCGGACATTTTTTCGTAATCAGTTTCTTCCTTATGGAAACGCAGATTTTCCAATAAATAAATAACGGGTGACGAGGTATCGTAATGGGACGATGTATCGTAATGGGACGATGAGTGAATCATATTTAGGGTTTCTTCACTTATTCCCCTATCCAAAAACACTACACTTTTTTGAAGATATTTTTCAAGAATAGGAATTATAAATTTTAATGAAAACTCAGGTTCCATGTTGACCGGTCTTCCAAAATGAGATGTCAATATTAAATATTTCGGGTTTTCAGATAATATGGTATTGATTGTTCGAATGGCAGATTTTATTCTGAAATCATCTGTAACAATTCCTTTATTTACAGGAACATTAAAATCAAATCTTCCAACAACTCCCTTGTTCCTTATCATTTCGCCCCGATTTTGAATTGATTCGCCTATTAAATTCTCAATATAAAACTTTTCCTTTATTGAATTATTATATGTAAACATGTGTTGTACAAAACGAATTAATTGTGCTGAATATGACCATTCATTATCATACCAAATCATTAACTTTATTTTACCATTACCCATATCGATGGATGCTTTTAAATCTATAATACATGGTGTTGTGGTAGTTATGAAATCACAACTTACCAGATTTTTTTTGTTTATTGAATAAACCACATTGTATAATGGATGATTCAACACTTCTTTTTCTATTTGTTTCAATGTTATCGTATTGTTTTCAAATTCTATATTTACATCCAGTAAAGAACAATTGATCACCGGAACTCTAATACTTGTACCATTTATTTTTCCTTGCAATTCAGGTAATACACTAATAATGGATGATGACGCTCCAGTTGTATGTGGAATAATATTATTAAATATTGACCGATTTGTTCTCATTGATTTATCCAAGATATCCACCGTATATTGGGATGCGGTTGTTGCATGAATCGTGGTAAAATTGCAATCCTTTATTCCAAATTTAGAATGTAATAAATGCAATACAGGTGCTAAACAATTTGTTGTGCATGATGAACCCGATATTATTTTTTCGCCGTTGTATATTCCATCATTCGCACCATATATAAATGTTTTTGTATCGTCCTTTGCAGGTGCAGACATAATTACATAATTAACTCTATGATCGCTGCATTTTTGAGTTGTCAAGTATGCACCAGTCGCATCTATGATGTATTCACAATTGGACGATTCCCAATCAAGATTCTTTGCATTTCTGTCCGATAATAACTTTATAGAATGATGATTTATTTTGAATTCTGTCTCTGAAATAATCTCCACTTTGAAATTTTTGGAATAACTATGGGTACTATCATAATATAAATAATCCTCTAATTCGCTTATTTTTAAATTAGGAGCATTAATCGCACATACACTAAAATTCGAATTTGGATCATTTATTAATTGTATTAAAATACACTTGCCAATTCTTCCGAAACCATTTATTCCAATACGAATCATCGTCTTTTGTATTTTATTTTAATAATTTATTTTTTATTTTTTTACGTGTTTTTTACGTGTTTTTTACAATTTGCTTAATAATATGTCTAATTTTTTATTCATTTCATTCATTTGTTCCTCAAGATTGGTAACTGTTTTTTTTAATTGTATAATTTCAGCGTGGTGATTATCCACATCACCCCCCATTTGACCATTGCCACCCATTTGACCATTGCCACCCGTTTGACTATTGTCACCCGTTTGACTATTGCCACCCGTTTGACTATTGTCACCCGTTTGCACTTTATTTCTTTTTAATTTTGAAAATACCGACGACATCATTGGATCATGTATAAAATGATTATCGTCTACGATTTCATTGTTTTTATATTCTTTGTATTCATTCACCCCCCAGGAAACATTTTTACCTTGTTTTTCTTTGAATACATCTACGATTTCGACGTCTATTGGTTTTACAATGGGTTCATTTAACTCTTCGCCGATTTTAATATATTTAATTTCCGGGTTATTATAATTTAAGTTTTGATTTGTTTGTTGTTGTATGGGTCCTTTTTTATACCCGGGTTTTTCTTCTCGTAAGGATGTTTCTTCGCCTTTTAACCATTTCTCTGCACCTATATTTTTATCCGGGTTTTGCTGTTTTTGTATTTGTTGTATATCATAATTTCTCTCTGCTAATGTCCGGGCAATTAATTCGTCCATCGCATTTCCAATGGGTTTATCCAATTGTTCTCCGAATTTTGGTAATTCGGGCACAGGAATAGCCATTGCACTTTTAAAATCGTTCTGTTTTTTGCTCAATTCATTTTCAAATTGCATTTTTCGGTCGGCTTGTATTTCTTCAGAAGTATATAATTGTTTTTGTAATCCCTGAGTTTGCGTTTGTTGATATTGTTGTGGCGCTGGTGTATTTTTCGGCGTCTGTGTTTGTGTTTTCATATTCATCATTAAATTAGATATAAATTGTTTATTCATTTGTACTAATGATAAATTCATTTTGGAATTTGTGGTTATATTATAATATTCTTTTATTTGTGAAATAAAAAAATTACGAAATTCAACAATCATATCTCTCGATACCACTTTTCTTATAAAGTCATCTTCCAAAATAATTTCCCATAACAAGTCTATGTTTTCATTTGTTATAAATGACATTATTATTCAAAATATATAAATATATATTTAATTATTTATATACTTATCATATTAATTACTTTTTTCGTTTTATTTTTTCGTTTTATGTTTTCTAATTTTGCGAGATGAATGTTTTCGCCTTTTTGTCTTCTTTTTGTTTTTATATCTTCTTTTGGTTTTTCTATTACGTTTACCACCGTTTTGTTTACCTTCTGAATTGCTGCTCATTTTTTCTTCTCCTTGTGGACCGTCTTCTTCTTCATCAAAAGGATTACTTTTTAAATTAGAATTTTTAAATTCATTCTGAACTGTTTCAGCTGAATTACTGTTTGTGGATGATCTTTTTTGTTTATCTTTTTTAATATTATTTATTAGATTACTATTATATAATTTAATCGCATCATTCAACCGATCTGTATATTTTTTACTTTTTGCTTCACACTTTTCCTTATTAAAATGATCATTTTTATCACAATTACCATCTTTTTTCAATAAACGGTCACAATAAGTTATCTGAAAACGATAAATATATCCCAATTGTTCCATCATACTTATTATGTAACCAAAACTACCTAACTCACAAATAGCTTCTTTATCAGGGAAAATACAAACTGGGACTGTTGTATCATAATCTAATGGGCTATCTTTATTTGCTTGTAATACTCTTACAACATGTAATACAGTCGGAGCACAAGTATAACTTTCTGCACGATAAACTAATGATTTCGCAATATTTTTCATAATAGTTAATATGTCATTTGTTTCAATATGATCTGTAAGGTTTTCTTTATGATGAAATATTAATCCTTTTACCTTTTGTAAAGATTCTTCCGCTTCTTTTACATATTGATAGTATTTTTTTCTTGAATCCTCATATGGATTACCGAAATAATCCAAAACCATATTTTTTGCTTCTTCTTTCCATTGATCACGCCCGTATAATTGTTGGGAATAAGAATCGTAAATTTTCTTGAATTTTGGGGAAATATCATAAAAATAATCAAACGCTTCATCCCAGTTAAAGTTTTTTATTTTTTCCTTTAATTCTTCATTGGAATAACCTAAATCCTGATATGCGGTTATATAATTTCTTAATATACTTGCACCAACATAAGGCAACATTTCTATAAAATCGCCCACTACAAAATCAAAAGTATTTAAATAAAAAACATCAGCGTGCTGTTCGTCGTGTAGCTCCAAGTTAGGCAGTGTCATCATATCTCCGTATGTCTCAATATCTAAATCTAAACTGGTTCTTCCTAAAAATTGAATAAACATGTCTTCAAAAATAGATACAACATAATCCAATGCTACAAAATTCTCTTTTTCTCCAGAATATTGAATACCAATATCTATATCAGATGTAGGAGTTATACTTCCAAATATTCCCATTTTAAAATTCGGTAATTCCGCAGTAACATCTGGCCTAAATGTTCTACTTTGTTGAGGAAAAACACTATTATAAATATCTTTGTTTGTCATGATTAGTGTGGCAAAAATAAGTAATTGATAAAAAATATAGGTTCGTATTATCCACAACTTATTTTTGGTACTATCATCATAGGTTTTTATATCATGTGAATAATTAAAATCTGACATATCTTTACCTGATATTTCCTGCATTTTATTTTTCAAGACGTCAATACATTGTTGCATTTTTTCTTTAGTGTTTAACTGGTTGATGTCCGTCACTAACTGTAAACCTAATTGTTGTATAATAGTATTATCTCCTTTTAATATTTCATTTTTATATTTGTCAATATCTCTTTGACATCTATCGGATATACTTTTTATTTCAAAAACAGGATAAACCATAATATAATATATATATCAATATATATTAATTTTTGTTGAAAATATCCATGATAATTTACAAGTCTTCATTGAAATATATTTTTCTAAATTTTTCCATATATTCATCATTCAAAATATGTGTTTTAAAGTATTCGGCGGTATGTTTATCTTCCAACATGTGAACAATGAAATAAATCGAATAAATACCACACTCCGTATTTCCGTATTGGTGTTCTACTGGATAATTTTGGTCAAAATTAAAATTTATTTTTTGTCCTGACAAAGCCATACCTTGTTTTTTGACAGTATTTACAAATTTCTTGATTTGTCTTGGAATTGCGTCACCCGCACTATCAAAATAAAAGATTTGAGCCTTTTTAATATTTATAAAAAGCGAAACCCAGTGTGAACCTCCTTTATAATGCGGATCGAGGTTAAAAATAACACCTATTTTGAAGCGACCTTTTTTGATTTCGTCTTCCAAATTAAAATGACACAATTCTTCCCAAACACATTCACCGTATAATTCATGTGTATCGTAATCTATCGGAGATGGACCAATAAAATCAAAACATTTATATGCCTTTTCGTATTGTTTCATTACATTCATTATTTCCACACTGGATAACCATTCATTTGGATTCATTTTCCACTCTTTTGGAGATTCTGGTGCAAATGTTTCGCTTTCCAATTGTTTAGATACTTTGTTATCGACAAATTTCTGTTCCAACCAACAAGACTCCTTATTACACGCATGTTTCATGTAATTATTTAATTCATTCCAAATTTCTTTTGTATCATTCGTATTAATTAATGCATCTGGATGTCTGGCATTCCACATTTCTTTCAATTTATATAATGCGTCGTCATCATAACAAGTGTAATCTTTTTTATCACGCTCGTGCGATTTAGGTGCACATTTTACTTTGAGCGGTTCTTTTTCTAAAATAGGGCGTGGTTTTTTTTTATAAGTTTGATGGATTTTATGAGTTTTATTCTTTTTTTTACCACCATGATTATAACCCATTTTTACTTTGTTCTTTTTTTTATATAATTTTTTTTTCGTCTTCATATTTATTGTTGATATTTTTCTTTTCACGAATTCCTTTATTTTTCAAATTAGGGTCCTTTAAATTAATGTCCTTTTCTCTTGGTAAAATCATCGGTTTTTTCACTTTTGTTGCGGTACGTTTCACTAATTTTTCAAGAGCATTCGGTTCTTGAATTTTAATAGAACGCATCATTAATTTATCAGCTTCTTCCGAGGTTGTTATGTTTTCGTTGTTTATAGATGAAGGGAAATCATCAATAATACCTTGATAATCTTCTTGAAGTATATCTGTTTTGTCTAATACTTTAAAATATTCAATACACGCCTTAATATAGGATTCAAAAGAATAAACTACGTCTGGAAACATTTTTTCAGTGGTTTGATTGTTTAATAATTGTTTTGTCAAATCGTATATACGTTTTTTATAGAATTTTCGGTCGCTATTGTTGATCTTTTTGGTCGACCTCTGACTTGATGATGCTGATGCAATATGCTTTGAATATTGTGTTGTATTCATTAAACATTCTAAAGTGATTTGATCTACATAATTAAAATGATTATGATTTACTGGTTTGATGGGTGGTTGTTGGGCCATTTATAATATATACAATATCATTATATTACAAATATATTACGTATTATGTTAGATTAGATCAGGTTGGAAATATTATCTACACGATCCGCTATTCGGTGTAGCTGCGCTATTCGGTG